CCGGCGTTTAACGCCCGCCACGGCTTCTATTTCAAATTGTTTTCGTTATTGTCTAGAAGTCTTATTATCTTTTCTTTTTCTTCGAGTATCCTGCCGCGCTTTAACACGATAGATCGGACCTCTAATATGGTTTCTTGGTACTGCGACTCCAAGAGATTCAAGCGGTTCAATAACTTCTGCCGTTCGAGGTGGCGGTTCATATCCCGTGGCATTGATATTCGATGTCGGATTCAATCGCCTGGTCAATCTGCTTCTCTTCTGCCAGCGCTTCCCGCTCTTCATCGGTGCCGTAGCCTTCGACATAGCACTCATAACAATACTTGGGAGCCATTGGGTCCGGCATGTGGGCGAATCGTCCTGTTGGAATACCGTATAATGCCGCCGCTGTCTTGTTACATTTCGCACATGTCATGTTAATCTCCTTATCGTAATATGTGCACATGTCGCAACAGACTACCGGAACCATTTCTCGACTCCATTTAACGCCAGCCACAGCGCCGACCCGCCCAGGAGGATAGCGAAAACCCACAATATAAATCCGACCTCTTCGCTCCGGCGAGTCCACCATGACCGCCTTCGGTTAAGACGGTTCAACGCTTTCCATTCCCGTTCGGCGTATTCCATCTCGCGTTCCATCTGGACGCGCTTAAAATCCCCATAGTCGCTCACAACGTCACCTCCATTTTGTAGATCGCTTGGCAACAGATTAGTTTCGCATAGGCTTTCGCGGCCATGTATTGATAGATCAAATTCCACGGCTCCGCTTGCGCCATACGTAATGCTTTGCGGTAGGCGATGTACCAAGCCGATATTTCCGTAATGGTCATGCGGCCTCCTTCAAGTAGATCGGCTCCAACATCTCGGCGTCTTCTTCAATGACTATTTGTTCCATCCAAAATAACCGAATGATCCCCGCCGGTCTGTTTTCCATGGCCCCTCCATTTTGTCACGCATAAGAGTTGCGCGGTCTTTCGTGGCGTTTCACTTTCGGATACGCGCATTTCCTGAAATCTGTCACCTTGCTATGCTTCCTGAAGTTACAGGGGCGACATAAAAGCTGAAGATTTCCGATGTTCCAAGTACCGCCCTTAGAAAGAGGTTTTATATGGTCTATTGTTAATGGGTGCTTTTCTTTCAATTGGCCTATTGTGAACGTCCTCCAACAGGCCAAGCATTTTTCTCCATATATTTCAGAGAGCCTAACGTACAGACTTTCTTTCCAAGATTCACGGTAAACGGACATGCTTATTTATATCAGGAGTAGTGGACACTTGTCAACACTTATTTTCTATCGTCGGTGGAAGTCAGAACGGCATTGGCAAAGAGAACGGCGCGGATATATTCCGACACCTTTTGACATCTCTCGTCGGCTTCTCTCTGTAGGAATTGCCATTCGACGGGCTTAACTCGGATCATAAAGCGTTTGTCTCGGTTCTTGGGGTTCATAAGTTCTCCTTGCGCCGAAGTCTAGCACATAGTTGACAAATGTACAAGGCTTTATTAGGATGGTGGACATGAAATCAACCCCCGCCAAGGAAGGGCTTCTGTGGATGTTGCGGACGGCCCGCGCAATTTGAATGGTGCGCCGATTGCCGTCCTCATGTTCTTAAAGGTTGGGAAGCGTTTTCTTGTACCTACTACGCCCAACACGACAAGCCATGCCCGTTTCAAATAGACCTGACCCCCGCGCGAAAGGTGAGGGCGTGAAACCCTACTACGAAGAACCTGGCATCACCATCTACCACGGTGACTGTCGTGAGCTTTGGTCATCATTGTTGGATTCCTCGATAGATTTATTGTTGACCGATCCTCCCTATGGTATTGGCGCAGACCGTAACCTTAGAGCTAATAAACAGCATGGTAAAGCCGCCGCACCATCAAAAGACTACGGCATAGGCACATGGGATAGAGAGCCATGTGATACAGCCACTCTTAAAAGATTCACAGATAAAATTCCTCAGTCGATAATATGGGGTGGTAACTATTTCGGTATGCCCGCTTCAAAGTGTTGGTTAGTTTGGGATAAAGACAATGGCGATAACGGCTACGCAGATTGTGAGTTAGCTTGGACTAATTTAGATATGGCTGTTCGTAAGTTTAAACACCGTTGGATGGGGATGCTACAGCAGAATATGAAAGAGAAAGAAGAACGATACCATCCGACTCAAAAACCAACTGAGGTTATGCGCTGGTGTCTTGGTCTTGTTCCCGACGCCCAAACCATCCTCGACCCCTTCATGGGTTCCGGCACAACCCTACGCGCCGCAAAGGATTTAGGACGCAAGGCTATCGGTATCGAAATCGAGGAAAAATACTGCGAGATTGCCGTTAAGCGTCTTGCTCAAGAAGTTCTATTTTGACCCCCTGCCCGAGTATGACGGCGGTAAAATGTGAAGAAAAAAAGGAGACTACATGAACCCCGCCAAGGAAGGGATGACGTTTGTTTCTCCTTGGCCCTGCGGGTGTATGACGTGGAAGCATGAGCGTAACTGGTGGTTGTGTTGGGCTTTGACGGATCAGGAAATCGGGGAAGCGGTAGAACGTGGGGACGATTATATATGCCAATACTACGAATGACCCCCGCGCGAAAGGTGAGGGCGTGAACTCTGACAAGATCATCCTGCACTTGTGCGCTAAGGAAGGCTCTGACTCTAAGCCATACCGTGACGCTGGCTATGACGTTCGGATCATCGGGGAAGAAATCGGCGTGGAGAATTACACCCCGCCGCCAAACGTCTACGGAATCATTGCCAATCCACCATGTACTCATTTTTCGATGGCTAGAACGAAAGCAAAAACGCCAAGAAACTTAATGGAAGGGATGCGACTCGTTAAAGAGTGCTTGCGGATTATCTGGGAATGTCAGAATAAAACTCAATGGAAGGGGGATTGGTCAATGCCCCTTAAATTTTGGGCGCTTGAAAATCCCGCGACAGGGTTTCTGCCTTGGTTTTTGGGAAAGCCTGTTTTTGAATATTCCCATGCCGAATATGGCGGCTACATGAGCAAGCGCACAGCTCTTTGGGGATATTTCAACCTCCCAAAAAGGCCTATTCTTTTTAGCCCATTCGTTAAAGGAAATGCTATAGGAAAGAGAAAAGAAATATCTAGAGACCCAAATGTATTAAGTCTTTGCCCTATCAATTTCGCTATGGCATTTTTTGAGGCCAACCCATGACCCCCTGCCCGAGTATGACGGCGTGAGACTCCTTAAAGGCGAACGGCTGGAAGGCCCCGGCGGCAACGTCGTCACCGTCGTTCGCGCCCTGCCGCATCATCAGTACGTGATCGTGGGGCCTAACGGAAAACTCTCGACAGTAAGCGAAGTCTATCTAACTTCTGGATGGAAACGCCTACCCCCTGCCCGAGTATGACGGCGGGCATTGACAACGGTGCATAAGTAATCAACAATCTCTTATGTACCCTTGCAATCTAGAATCCAATTTCCCCGGAGTTGTAGTCCAACCTCGCAAGGGTACAGCTACGCTCCGGGGTTCTATTTCGTGGAGGGGATATGACTGAACCACAAGAAAAACAGTTCGAGCACATCTGCCCGATGAAGTCCGCGCTAGGCCGCGAGTTTCTGGCCCTGCAATCCAACCGCAACAAATGCCGTCAAGAGTTTGAATCGTCTCCTGACAAAATGGCGGCGGATACGTTGGTTTACCGTCGAGCCGAGATTGCGTTAGGCCGTTTCTTGGATGACATGATCCCGAAGATTATCGCCTGCCAATCGAAACTAGAAGATTCACGAGAAAACCTTGAAATCGCTGAGGAGAAAGCACAGCGCAATACACATGGAATTGTTTTAGACCGCCGTTCAGAGCAGATCATCTGGACGCGGTTCGCTATTGAACGCTATCACCTTGCAATCCCTAAGTCAGATCGGAAAATGTTTAAGCGGTATCACCCCCAGCTATGGAAAGAACTAGGAGAGGCATGGCAGACGTTTCGATCCGAGATTAAGCGGTGGCAGGAAGGGCGGCAACCTTACGACGGTTCGCAGGCCATGCACAACATGATCGCGTTTCAATTGAAAGCGCGGCTCTTGGCCTGCGCCAATGACTGAGCGATTTACAGAGAAGTACTTAGAGTATGCCAACGAGTTCACGGATTGCCCAGACCCATTCCTATTATGGGGAGCCCTTCTAGCCATATCCGCTTCGCTGTCTCGGTGTGTTTATGTCGAAGCCGGATCATGGAACATATCGCCGCATATCTGGGTCGTTCTTATTGGAAAGTCGTCGTCCCATAAAAGCACAGCCATTTCGATTGTTGAAGACCTGATTGAACAAGTTGATCCGGAACGATCTGCCCCTGCTGAATTCACATCCGAAGCGATTCTCCAGTCCTTATCAAAAAGTCCAATACGCCTGTTCATTTTCGATGAGGCTAAATCGTTCTTTGATATGTTGGGGAAGAAGTATAACGAGTCTTTGAAATCGCTGTTTACAATCCTCTACCGTAAGCCATGCTATTCCCGCAGTACCATAAAACACGGTGTTCTCTCCGTCAAAAATGCGTACCTTCCAATGGGGATGGCTACCACGCCGGAATGGTTGCGGCAATCCCTACAAGATGCGGAGCAATCAGCCATGTCGGGGTTTTTGGCGCGGTTCCTGATGGTTCCGTTTGTTGGTAATGGAAACGCTCCGATGGCGTTACCGCCGCCGCATAACAGCGATAAGTTCAAAGCTCTTTCTGAGATGCTTTGGGAGTATAAGAAGATCGAGCAGGTGTTCCACTATACCCCTGAAGCAAAAGCGAAGCTAGCGAAGTGGTATGTCGATACCACAGAGCGCGAAAACAAGGCATTACCGCTTTTAGGTCCGTTCTTTGAACACTTCAAAAACGAAGCCATCCATAAGCTCTGTATCCTGTTCGCGGTTGATCGAGGGGAGCAGGAAATTACCCTAGATGCGTTTCGTGAAGCGTCACTTTGTTTGCGATATGTGGAAGATATGCTCCCAGGTCTAGTGCAGGACATGACTGATAACAAGTGGGACATTGAACGCCGTAAGATCATTTCCTATATCCAGAAGCGCGGTATATGCCGCCGTGAGTCATTGGCTGATGATATCCGAATCCATGGCGAAAATCTTACCAGACACCTCAAAGGATTAGAGGCTGATGACCTGATTTTAATGCGAAAGGAAAAGGCCACAACTCATCCCATCTGGATGCTGGAGTGGGTAGGAAAGATAGATGGAAGCGTTATGGAACTTATCTCGAAAGGTAACGAATAGGTTACTATGCCATTTGTAACCTATCTTTTATGACGGTAAATCATAGATAGATATATAGATTATATTATTATTATTATTATATATGCGTATAAGAGAATAAATGGGTTATATTGATTTGTTTAATACTATTAGACTTGAATGTATCTATCTACCTATCTACCAAACCATGCCTAACTTCAGGGGGGTGTAATGGAAAGAAACGCGGAACTAAGTTGTGGGCATCGGAAGCATGTTAAACCCAGGCCAGCGAAGGGGTGGCAACCATGGTGTACGGAATGTTTACGCAAGCAACCTCCGATCAGGGTATACCCGCTACGGGAAGCCTTGCGCGGGGAGTGGATTGAATCGAACTCGGGTGAGGTGACGACATGAAATTCAGGAAGAAACCAGTTGTTATTGAAGCGGTAAAACTTGGGTGGGATACGTGGGAAGAAATGTGTCAATTCGCTGGAGTTGGTTTCCTGAAAGACGGGAAACCGTCTGGTTGTTATGTTGGACCAGATGGGAAACCAAGAGAAGGACATGAAACTTCCGACAAAATGGGACTTCTCATCCCAACGCTGGAAGGATTGATGATTGGCACCGAGGGTGACTATATTATTCGCGGAGTAAAAGGGGAACTTTACCCCTGCAAGCCCGATATCTTCGAGGCCACATACGAGAAGGTGACGCCATGACCGACCTGCTCAGTAGAGTAGAAGCCTTGGAAAAGACCGTGTTCCAGCCGGGGCGGGAGTGCAAGTCAACGCTAACAAAGTGTTGTGACAATGGATACTTTGAAGCCGTCCATATCTGTCAAAAGGGCAAGCCCCAGGCCGAGGCGGGGAATCCGTTTGTCGCCAACTGTACGGGATGGTGTCCGAAGTGCAATAGCAAAATAACTTACGATTCAAAATGTGAGGATTGCGATAATCCGGTGGAGGGATGCATAAAAGATATTTTATGGAACTATAAGAATGTGGCAGAAGAACCTGAGAATATCTTTGAGCATTATCTACGTGAGCTTGTCTCCCTCGCCCGTTCTACTCCCCCCCGCGAGTCTTCACGCTGAATGTTTTCATGTTATTTAACCTCCGAGGGGCGGGTGAGGGCTTGCTTGGCGATAACTTGTGCTTCACAGTAGCCGACAACTTCATCATCGGTATACTTGATCCGCTTCATGTCATGAGCCGATGATAAATCCAGTTCAAGAATAGCTCTCATCCCATCTAGCAATTCCTCATTTATCTTTTTCAGTTCCGCGTTCTCCGCCTGGAGGGCGGCGTGTGTCGTGACATAGGCGTGAATGGCCTCGGCGCAATAGGCTTCGCCGTAATGGTCTAGTGATTCGCCTAGCGTCGGCGTGTGCGTCGGTTGTTTTTTCATTAGAATCCATCCCCCTCGATTGTGAAGTCATCGGCTTTTAATGTTTTATCCATGTAATAACCTTTGGCGACATACTCAGGAACAACGTGGTGAAGAAACCATTCGGCACGTTCATAGCTATCGAATAATCCATGAACGGCTAAATGGTTTTTCTTTTCGACTATCTTAATTTCCATCGTATCCTCCTGTGGGGTTGTTCCCCCCTTTGATTTTGTCGGCGGTGGCGTGGCGTGTCTTACTCTCATGGGAATAGTATAGCATAAGGCTATACACTAGTCAATGGGTCTAAAGACCTTTTCTTTTGTGTCGACCGCTATTGAGGCTCTTGAGCAACCATCGGCAATTCGACGGTTCATAATCTTTATCTGAGTCGATACGGTCTATGCTGTAGTCGATAGAAGGTCTAGGCCCCATATCGTTTACAAAGGCTTGGAAGTTTTTAAGCCATCGGTTACAGACCTTTATTCCTTTGCCGCCGTAGTATTCATATCCACCTGCTCTTGAGTCATAGCAACGTAGCTTCATATTCGTCCATGTTTTATATTCGAGTGTTCCTGATGCAGAGGGAACAGGAGTTTTATTTGTAATCCGTTTTGAATACTTTCTGATGAACTTATTTACTGACGGTATTCTCTTTTTGCGTATTGGCAGGTGATATTTCTTTCTGAGTGCTTCGTCTACTCGTGCCTGTAATTCGGGGATTAGTTTGAACATATAGGAAGTATAGCGAATGGCTACAGTATTGTCAATGGGCTTGACATGATTGTAGACGTATGCTATACATTGAATATGGAAAGACTACGCAACGTCCAATTGAATATCCGAGTATCTCCGAAGGAAAACGAATCTATCAAGAGCCTAGCGTCTAGCCGTGGGCTACGTGTCTCTGAGTATTTACGTTTCATTCTTCTAGGAAAGTCTGTTAAATCGAATCCTAGCGCGTCGCCCGTCGGAGAAAAAACAACGTGATTGATTTAATGGCTCAGTATGGCAAGCGGTACAAAGTTGCGCTTGATCCGTCATGGCAATTTGAAAAGCCCGTAGCCGATAAGCATTGGTATTGGGAACTATGGGGACGGCGCGGCTGGTGCTATATTCAGAATCCATCTACGCTTGCCTTGGAAATCAGGAATAGCGTATTCCCAAAATTGGAACGTACTAAGCCTTTCTCGTACTCTCATGTTCGCGGTGGAGATGAAACACAAAAGATACTTGTATCCGAACCGCACCATGATAAGGCCGTCCATTGGCTAGTTCCTCGACGTAAACGGTCTATGACTCCTGAGCAAAAGGCTCAAGCCGTGGCTCGACTTGCTAAATGGCGATTCCCTGCCAATGACTCCGCACGTTAATTACTCCTACAGCTCTACGGCCTTGCCGAACCATGAGTAAGCCTACTGCTTGGCATGTCCGTCCCTGTCATTCGGATGATACGACGAGCATCCACCATATGCGTTTCATGGCAGACTACGGACACAGGCCCGGCGTAAGGCCAAAGCGGCGGCGGTGAATGGCTGAAGTGTTTGTGCGTTTCTTGAAGTTTTTTGAACGGGCACTAGAGTTCGCGGAAGTTCCTCCATGTTATATTTGCGAAGGAAAAGATTTAGATTGTAAAAGATGGACTCATGAATCGTGCCACTGGTGCGGATCAACTTGTCCTCATGATATGGTTAGTCCTCATAAGAGATAGTGGGAGATCACGTGACTGTTAAAGAGCTGATTGATAAACTTAAATGGTGCCAGTGTTGCAGGACATGGGATCTTGTGGTACACTCAAAACGCAGGCAGGCCGGACTAGCGGCCACAAGCGGGCGGTATACAGCGCACTTAGGCCGTCGGGCTCGTAAGCGTAACAGGGCCGCCGAGAATGGAAAGAAGGACTAGCCATCGAAGATCACTCTATGATAGGGTTGGGTTCCTATGCCGTTGACCATTGACTGCCGTAACGGTTTTCACCACTACAATTCCCCTCATGCCGTCAATTCTGACCGTAAACGCTGGATGCGTACCTGTAGGCGATGCAGAGAGATTATCGTGAGTTGGTACGATGAAAAAGAGGGAAGAATCAAAGAGATCATCCAACGGCGTGGGGATTCTCACATAACTAGCACCAATCCACCAATAGATCAACCTCAATGAGATAACATGAAAGATAATGTAGGTTATCAGCACTCAATGACCAAAGAGCAAGAGTATCAATGGCTTTGCGATTACCTAGGCATGAACCCAAAGGCCTACGTAGAGCATGGCCTGGAGCTGATCAAAAAAGTCAATCGTAAACTGTCCGGTGAATATAGTTATCCATCCCCCCCCACAGAAAATTTTTCCTGTGAAAACCCGAATTCGTGACATTGTCGATCGAATGAAAGCCTTATCTATCCGCCCCGACTCCGACGGAAACATCCTAATGAGCCGGTACGGTTTTCATGATCCGATCAAGGATTTTTGGGTATGCGGGAAACCGCTTGGATCGAACCGACTTGTTGTTGACGTTGCCGTAAATCCGCCGTTAACGAACCCAACAACTTCTGTCGGGGGAGGGGAAGGATGACGAAGCGGGAGGTTTGCATTTGTGGTGAAGACATTACTAGGCGATACGGAGCGCACCCGCCGTTATGGCATTTTTACGATTTAGAGGACAATGACCATCCTGACAACGAGCCATGGAGTGAGTATCGCGGGTTAAGTGAAGCGATAGAGGCGGAGAGGTTATTTAGATGAAGTTGTTAGACTTTGCCAGTAACGAGTACAGCCAGCATGGCGAGGACGGGATGATAGGGGCGGTGATGGGGTGGATAGGGATTATAGCGTTACATGGGCGGTGTGTAGAGTTTGGGGCGTGGGACGGGATAAAGTTCAGCAACACGGCGCGGTTATGGAAGGCTGGGTGGTCGGCGGATTTGATAGAGGCTGACGAGAAGAGGTTCAAGGAATTAGAGAAGGCGGTGGTTGGGGCGAAGGATGTGCGGGTGATGTGTGAGCGGATAGGGATTATTGAAGGGACGAGGTGGTACGAGCCTCGGTGTGTGGCTGGATACAGCGGGATGGATTTAGTGTCGATAGACGTAGACGGGAACGACTACTGGATATTCAAGGGCAGTCCACCGGGTCCGAAGTTATACGTGGTGGAGTACAACACGACGATACCTGGGTGGATGGACGTAGTGACGCCGTATGCGTCTGACAACAACTTTGGGTGTAGTTTAGGGGCGTTAGTGAGGGTCGCGGATGAGAAGGGGTACGCGCACATTGGGGACACGAAGAGCAACGGGTTTTTCTTGAGGAAGGACTTGCTGAACAAGATTCCGAAGTTAGACGTGGACTTGCATGACGCTGCGAACCAAGGCGAGATGGTGTATTTGATGACGAGTTACAGTGGTGCGTTTCGAGAGACGGGGATAGGGCCGTATGGGCGTACGCATTGGTATGAAGGCGAAGTGAACTTGACAAAATGAAGAATAAGGGCTAAAAGTGTAGCGGAAGTCTCGGGGGAGACACGTTTTTCCGATTTTCCTTCCCCGAGGAGATCGGCTGGGGATGAGGACCGATTTCTCCCCAGGCCGTTTTGAAGGAGAACCTTGCAAAGGCCGTCAACGATGCCAGCCGCCGTGTCACGATACGCGGGAAGCAAGCCATTGTCCCGCTCAAGTTTGACGAAGACGGCAACCCCGCCACGGTCGACAAACTCATCTTCAAGCGACTTTCGCTCAAAGACCTCAGATTCCTCCAGGCTCTTAGAGAAAGCTCTTGGGATGTTACTAAAGCCTGCGACAGATGCGGTATTCAACAGGACGCCGCTGATAGACTTGTTAAAAAGCTTGCCTGTTTCCGTGAAGAAGACGCCCGCGTCAAAGCGCTCTGTGAGATTCCGACGCCGGATTGGATTGCGGCTAAGCACGTCCAGAACGTCTATGAAGGCGGGACGCTCGAAGACTCCGAACACAAGTCACTCCAAGAACTCGCCAAGATAGAAGGGGCATACAAGCAGACCGCCGTCAACACGCAGATCAACGTTTTTAATCTTCCCGAACTTCCTCCCGAACAAGCCGTCAGGGTCAAAGAAGTTTTTGACACCATTGCGCTACAGGATAATCATGTCGCGGCATAAGCTATCGCCGTACGTGCTTGATTATCTTGAAGCGTGTGACAGGCACGATCACTTTTGGGAATTATGGGAGCAGGTGATGGCGACGGGAATAAAGTATCTGAGAGATTTTCATGACGGCGAGTGAGTTGAAGTTTTGGCGCGGATGTCGTGAGAGTTTAAAGTTTTTCACGACGAATGCTCTGGGGTTGAAATGGCCTTCTCACTATTCGGAGTGGGAAGGAAGTGTGATGGCGTCGAAGCGTGGTCTTTACGAAGCGCCGCGTGGATCATGGAAGACGTTTTTCTTTTCGCTGGCTTATCCGTTATGGCGGATCTTGCGTAGCAAGACGGAAGTGTTGCTTGTGAGTGACTCCGAAGGTCAAGCCAGCAAAAATTTGCGGTTGATGCGGCAGGTGATTGAGACGCGAGACGAACTGATGCCGATGCGGCCAAGCACAAAAGAGTTGTGGGGGACGGACCAGATCAGTTTCCCAAACGGGAGTCTTGTAACGATCATGGGATTTGGTACGAGTAAGCGCGGAACGCATCCCGATATCATCATCAACGACGACATTGAGGGTGAGAACAATCGCATGAGCCGGGAAGATAAAGACCGGATGTATTTCGGCGTGATTGCGGGGATGTGTTTGCCGGAGACGCAGATGTATACGGTTGGGACACCGATGGAGTTCGGAGATATTCTTGAACAGGTATCGAAGAACGAGGCATACAACAAATGGCGTCGTCCTGCGGAGAAAGAAGGGACCAATCAGTACAAGGACATCTGGACGGATGATTGGTTGTCGTTTCGTCGGAAAGAAATGGGGTCATTAAATTATGCGCGGGAGATGCTTCTTCAGAGGGTTGACCCGGCGACGCAACCGTTCAAGAGCCAATATGAGACTCTTTATCAAGAAGCCCCCCAGCGATTCCAATACATCGTCACGGTCTGTGATCCGGCCTATTCTGAGAATCAGGGAGACTATTCCGCCATTGTCACGATAGGGCTTACGGGGGGAAACCATGCTTACGTCTTGGAATCCAAAGCCATTCGGCGTGAAGACCCAGGTGAAGTCGTCAAAGAGTTGGTGCGAACCATACGAGTGTGGAATCCGACTGTTGTCGGAATTGAGAAGCGCAAGGGAGACGCCATCTCGTATTCCTTCCGTGAAGCGCGGACCCGGCTCAATTTATGGGACTTCAAGTATGTGGAGTTGCAATCTCACGGCGTGTCGAAGGAAAAGCGGATCAATATGGTCGGTGGCCTCGTTAGTCGCTGGGAATCTCGCTCGGTACATATCCACGCTGAAATGAAGCAGTTGCGGGAGCAGTTGTATGCGTATCGTTTCGATGACAGTTCAAAAGAGCATGACGATTTGGTGGATGCGTTGGCGTACTGTTTTCATCCCGACATGGTGAAACCGAACTCCGGCGCATCGAGTGTTCCGAAGGACATGGAAGAAGCGTCGATGGAAGGGCGGCCTCGGTATCAGGTTGGACAAGGCGAAGGGTGGATGCCGACGGAGTCTTTGCGATGGAGTTTGCGTGGAACTAATTTTGGGTCTAGACTTGCTAGGCGGATTGATCAGAGGGTGGGTGAAGCGGCATGAAGACGGACTGGCCGAAATTTCAGAAGGAAAAGCAGATTGAGATTCAGCGGGAACTGCCGAAACTGCAACCTATGTTTGAGTGTTTGTATGGTCCGCACAAAGCCGATTTGATGCACAAGGGTACGGCTTATTGTCGATCGCATTACGACGAGAAAGCGCGTGTTGGAGAACTCATTAACTAGGGAGGAATCAATGAAAGACAATCAGACGTATCGAGAAGACGAAGGGAGCGCGACGGATCGCAATAACGCTGGGAAGTCCAGACAACCATCGCAGAACCTCGATCCGCAGGAAGGTGCGGATGGTTTTGTGGGATCGAATACGGGTCCGACATTAGGGATTAAGGTTATTCAGGGCAAGAACCCGACGATAGAGAGTCGGTCTGTCGATTCGATTCAACGGTCAAGCGGAGAAAATCAGGACACGGCGGCTCCGTCTCCGTTGCGGTTTGAAGGGCAAGATTCGACGGATGAGAAGGCTTCTTATAAAGATATTCAGATGGAGAGGGGTCTTCCACGAACATTCCGTAATGCGAATGGGGCTGGCGATGCGGGTCCGACGGATTCTGATGAGGCTGACAATTATACGGGTAGCCCGGACTTACAGAAACCAGATACTCAGAAGATCGGTTCTGAGATGCCGCAGACGAAGTATACGGACGAAGATGGCGGCGGGGCTCCGAAGTTCAAGGTTTCCCGTTAAGGAGGATTCCCATGAAGGCTAAGAAAGAGAAGACGGATTCCGACTATCAGGAAGAACAGGCAGTACATGACGCCAAGGAAAAAGCGGACGAGGAATGGTATGCGGGCGAACGCAAAGCGAAAGGCGAAAAAGATCCCGTCGTAAAAAAGTCAGGGATGTGCGTGGAGGAAGGATGCACTAATCCGCAAGTAGCGGGTGCCCGCGTGGCCTGTAAAGAGCATATCTAAAATGGCTATTCCCAACATGCCCGATTCCAACACGTTTCCCTTACAGGCCGCACGGCCTGGGGATTCGCAGTTGGCTGTTCAGCGCAAGGAAGAACTGATGGGCTATGCCAAGTCTTTCTATCGGGCATCGTGGGATTGGCGGTCGAGCCGGTATCATGCACAGTGGGACAAGTTCGACAGGAACTACCACAGCATTTACGACCCGACTCTGTTAGGGCGTAAAGAGCCGTGGCAGTCGCACATGTTTGTTGGGGTGGCGATGCAGAACGTGGAGATCATCTGCAATTCCATCTACAAGATTATGATGGCTCCGAAACCGCCTGTCGAAGTGGAAGCAGGACCGGACGGTGATAGTTTACAGGCGGAACTCATTCAGGATTCCGAAGCCTACGAGATGCACCATGCGAAGTTTGACTTGGCGTTTTATGATGCGATGAAAGAAGCATGTCGGTATGGGTCGGGGTTCGTGAAGTTGTGGTGGGATCGGCAGGAAGACACGCGTCGTCGAAAAGTCCCAATTACGCAAGACCCCGCTTCTTTTGTTCAGGGTCTTTCTTCCGATCAGTTGCGCGGCCAAGCCCCGATGGGAACACCGCCATTTCAGGGATCATTTGGGATGGCCCAGAAACGGGTTCTTCTAAAGAACTGCCTTAACGCGCAGTACGTTCACATTCGCAATATATTCCCTGAACCTAACACGATCAACTGGGATAAGTACATCCATCGTGAAAAGAAGTCTTACGGATGGATTATGAAGGGGATCAAAGACGGGAAGTTCTTTGATGTATCTCAGGACTTATTTGGCGTTACGGAAGGCGAACGGTTTGATGACGATCTTCGCACGTCTAAAGCCGACAGGAAGTTCATTGACCTGACGCGGATTTGGTCTACATACGAGAAGAAGCACACGATTTGGGAACTCGAAGCGCCTTTACCTCGCAAGTGGATTCAATTCGACATCCCCGACGGGCCGGATGCGGAAGAGTTAGTTCCTGCCAAGGCGCTGTTTGCATCCGGAGCGTGGTTGTTGTCGTCTGAAGAAAATGACAATGTTGAGGGATACAACTCCGTTTTGAAGATGGACTATATCCGGACGGGCGAACCATATGGCAAAGGGATCATTGAAATGATCCTTGATGAGCAGGACGAAATCAACGAGTTGAGGAATCAGCGAGTTGATAACGTCAATCTCATTATGAACAAGATGATCGCGGTATTTGAGAAAGCGATTGTCAGCCGCAAAGATTTAACATCCCAGCCTGGCGGAATCATCCGACTCAAAGACCACATCACCGACGACATCAGGAAAGTTATAACTCCGTTAGAGTTTCCCGATATATCGGCTTCGTCCTACAAAGAGACGATGGAAATTGAGCGGCAGATTCAGGAACGGACCGGCGCGAACCGCGTGACGATGGGTTCCTCTGGTTTGGTGCGCGACACCAATCAGACTCTGGGTGGGATGGAACTTTTGAAGCAGATGTTCAATGAGCGTCTTGCCGCTTACGGGATGATTATTGAATCGCAGTTCTTGATTGAGGCCGCTGAACGTATTTACTCGCTCATTTACGGGAACCTTCAACCTGAAGACATGAAAGCGATCCTAGGGACAGAACCCGTTCAGATTGGAACTATGCCTGCCCCGCCTCCTCCGCCTCCTCCTCCGGGGATGATGCCGTTACCGCCAGCTCCTCCGCAACCTGTCATGGTTCCGCGTTATTTAGCATTTGTGTTTGTTCCACCCGAGATGGTAGCGCAATCGTATCGGTTTAAGCCGATGGGTATTTTCTCTATGGAAAACAAGATTGTGAAATCGGCGCAGGTGATGGATGCGATCAAGGTCGGGAGTGTACAGCCTGGTTTGATGAATATTGGGGCGGCTTTGCAGTATGTTCTTGAGAAGTTGCAGGGTGTTCCGGAAGCGAAGGCATGGTTTCCGCCGTTCCCGATGTTGCCTGGGATTCCTGGAGGAATGCCGGGAATGCCGGGGATGTTGCCTCCACCCACGAATCCCGGTGAACCTCCCGGTCAAGGATCAATGGCGGGAGTCACTCCACCTAACACAATCCCAGGCAATCGAATGCAGGGACGGCCCACACCTGGAATGAAAGGCGGGCCGAATGGAAACCAACCGAGTTTCCTTCCACCTAACCCGATACGCAGACAGCCGGTGACGACATGATTAACTGGTTAAAGAAAATCCTGCATCCAAACGAGATGCAGTTCATGACGGATATTTCTCTTGATGATGTGACGGTGGCCTTAGATAACCCGTCGATCCGGCGCGTGTGGCTCAATCTTCTTATTTCGAAGATTCAGGACATGAACATGGAGCTGGACAATCTCTTATCCAAACCCGACAAAGACAGAGTGTGGGAAACGTTGGCGATTGAGCGGCGCACGATTTTGCGGTGTATCACGATGATTTTGGACGCCAAGAACTCATTGGAGTCCGAACAGGAGACGCAGGAACGCCAGAACCGAATCTTCAAGCTCTATGAAGGCGCGGCGGCTCCCTTGCCCCTGGAGAAACGTCAGGCCGATAATCCCGCATAAGGACCGGCCCAAGGAGACACGATGGAAATGACAGAAGTCAAAACGACCCAGGAACTAAACGCGCAACCGCCTAAATTCACGGCGTCACAATCGGCCTTAGCTCCCATGCCGACGGCGAACGAAGAAGCGCAGTTGCGGCAGATGTTTTTGGATGCCGATAAGCAAGGAATCGACTTGAATGACAGGATCAATATCCCGGCCCCCGTCGTGGGACAACCGGTAGTAGCTCCTGTTGCGACAACTCTGGTTCCTGAGAAGTTTAAAACGCCAGAAGGGACAGTGGACGAAGATAAGCTCAAGGCTTCTTCCAAGCAACTTGATGTGGCTATTGAGGGAAAACAAAAGAGTATTGACGAGATTCTTTCTGAATACAAGACCAAAGAGAAGCAGTTTGCGGAACTATCGCAGAAGAAATCTGAACTTCAAAAGCAGACTTCTTCTTTACCGATAGCTCCGATGGCTCCTCCACCTCCTCCGACGGACCCGCAGATGGCGCAGATCCACCAGCAATTGCTGGCGGACATGCAACGCGATCCGGTGGGTACGTCGATCATGCTGAACCAGGCGATTGTTCAGAAGGAGATTGGTCCGTTATTGGAACGGCTTCGGCAGGATGATGAAGCCCGCCGTGACTCGTCGATGCGGGAAGGTCTTGCGCGATTAGCGCAGGATGATCCGCGAATCTTAAATCCTCAATACTTTGCCGTGGTCAATCAGATTCTTGATGAAGATCCCGGCATGATGCGCCTCAAGAACCCGCATAAAGTTGCTTGGAATGAAGCCAAAGAACGGTTGCGTTTGGGAGAACAGGCACGACCCAGCACACCGACTCCGACGTTAGGAGGAGGCGCACCACCGTCTGTCTCGACATTGCCAGGGCCCGTTTCGCAGCAAGCTCTCGCCAGTCAAGCAGGGGCGATTAATCCCTACTCTGACGAAGGCAAGGCTTTTGAAGAAAGGCTGAGGGCCGCGACGAATGATCTTTGGCGATGAGCGTCCGCTTAAATACAAGTGCCAGCAAGGTATAGCTTAGATGGCTGATACACCTTCAACAACGAGTAGTTTGAATAACCTTCTTTTGGCGTGGTTTAGCCGAAAGATTTTAGCGACACTCGTTCCGAAAACGCCGCTGATTGAGTTCGCGCAGAGGGATGAACTCCCGCTCCGAACTGGAACCACGGCGACTTTTAACGGATGGAACCGCATCACGGGAGCTTCTTCGGCCTTGTCTGAAGGCACGGCGAATTCTCTGGTTGCTCTTTCGTCTCGCAGAGTTGTCGGAACGATTGCCGGATACGGACGCGGGATTCAGTTGACTGATCTTGCCACGATGACGACGATCTTTGATGCCGTTAACGGTGGCATGGAAAGGTTGGCTGATTCTGCGGCTGAGACGGTAGAACGTATGTGCCAGATGGGTATTTTCAAGGCGCATATCAACAAGAACCAGGTGTCCACCACGAACTTCTCCGGGTATATGTCGTCTCCGGCGTCGGCTTTTTCAGCGATTACGGGAACGCATAACTTGTCGGACTTGCAGTTTCAGTTTCCTGCTGTGTTCGGGACTTCTTGCACGGCGTTGTCTGCCGTTTCCAAGACAGCCGCGAGCGTTTCAGCGAGACTATCGGTGTACTCTGTTCGCAAGACCGTTACGGTTCTGCGGTCGAAGTTCGCCAAGCCTTTCGCAGACGGGTATTTCGTCGGATACGCGCATCCCAATGCGTTGCACTGTCTGATGAAAGATCCAACATGGAAGGATCAAAGTATTTGGGAGTTCGTTGATGAACTTTCAAATCGATTCCGGTCCCCCTCAGAGGAAACTCTGTGCAAATAAATACAGAACTATATGCGGGAACACCCTTAGAGCTTTCGCCCCTAACTATGGAACAGAGCGAAAGATTGGGCAATCCGCAGGAAAGGCTTCACGATCTGAGTTGGTTGGGAGGTATTGTAGACGGCGAAGGATGCATTACCGTGTCAGCAAAAGGTGTAAAGACGCGGAAACATCCTTACGCTCATCCCAATATCAACATAACCAACACGGATGAATTGATTGTTCGGAAGGTGATGGCGGTTTTCAAGAAATATGAGATTGCTTATTACCTTCATGTGGTTCCTAAAACGGCAACCACGTTAACCAAGATGAACCTCACGATTCTTGGCTATAAAAGAGCGATCAGATTCCTGAAGTTGATAATTCCCTACCTTGTTTCCAAAAAAGAACGCGCACTTCTTCTCTTAGAGTTTGTCGAATCTCGCCTAACAAAAGGGCCTGGTATTCGATATTCAGAGTCAGAGAAAGAATTGTGTCGGCGGATTTGGAATTTTAATGGTAGAGGGACAAATCACTTCCGTGAAGAATCCTCAGAGACTTTACGTTCTGCCCCTGAAAAGGGTGAAGATAAAGTCCAGCCGTCGGAGAAATCCAATGGATGATTGTGGAATCAGTACCAGAACAGCAAGGAAACGCTATACAAGGGCGAGGTTGGAATGGCTGTCAACGGAGTCCGGTTTGTTCAATCGGCTCTTTGTCCGCGATATGCGGTCACGGCTCATTCCGTCAATGCGACCTTCATCTTCGGCCAGCAGGCGTTCGGGTTCACTTCGCTTGATGGAAACGTCAAGATGATGGTGGCTCGCGGGCCTGATAAGGCTGATCCGTTCGATCAGTTGATTGACGTGACGTACAAAATCTACGGCGTGGCGGTGTGTTTGAACCCGTCGGCTGGCAGACTTTTGTTCACTCACGAAGTGCTATAAAAATGAATTCCCCGGCGATAGTCGAGGCTCTTGGGAGCAAGGCTTCTTCTGTCGCCGGGGATTCTTTACGTCTGAATTTAGGCGGTCGCGATACGGTCATTCCTGGTTTTAAGACGGTTGACTTCAAGGCTGGCCCAACAGTTGATTACGTCATGGACATTACGGATTTAAGCAGGTTCAAAGATGGGTCAGTCAGTGAGATTTACGCATCTCATTGTCTTGAACATTCCTCGCATTTGAAGACCCCGGCGATCTTGAAAGAGTGGCGACGCGTTTTGTCGAAGGGTGGGAAGTGCTACATTTCCGTCCCTGACTTTGACGCCGCGATAAGGCTTTATCACGATTACGGGATGCTGACAGATTTTCTGATTCATTTGCTCTGGGGCGATCAGGGTTACGATATGGCGTACCATTACACCGGATTTACGTACCCGATCCTGAGTCTTCTTTTGAGCAACGCCGGATTTGACGATTGCAGAAAGATCAAATGGATGCCGTACGAGATTAATGATTGTTCGCGGCTCGTTGACACAGTATTCCACATGCCTATTTCTTTGACAGTGGAGGCCACGGCTTGAAGATCAGCGTGATAGCTCCAGTGAAAAACGAGTTTCCTTGGTTGGGCTATTCTATTTACGCCGCCGCTCCATTTGTCCATGAATTCGTTTACACCGTGGCATCTGATTCCAATGATGGGACGGTTGAATTACTGGAATATCTTAAACCTCGGTTTGGAAACAAACTAAAGTTCTTTATTTCGTCGAAGTATGCGTTTGATCCTCTGGATATGGCGTCTTATAACCGGGCTTACAATGACGCTGTTGATGAATCCGAAGGCGACGCGATCCTATATCTTCACCCCGACATGATCATCACTAAGGGCGCGGTTCTTGAAGAAGGCCCGTTAGTCTGGTGGACGAACGTCACAAGTTTCGCCGTAGACTTTCACACGAAGATCAGCAATGGGAGAGCCTCTTGCTGGAAGAACATCCATGCCAAGAAGTTCGGACTTCACTACTATGGGGCATACGGATCGCATAGCGAGGATTTTTACTTTCGTGATATTACGGGAAATGCCTACAAGCATCACGATGACCAGTTCTTGAAATATCCGTTTGAAGTACGCGAGTCCGGTTTTTCGATCAATCATTATTGCGAGCTGAAACCATATCGAAGGCGTTTAGAGAAGATGAAGCTCTGTTTGAAGACTCAACACCCAGGTTTTGATGATCGAGTTATTGAGCAGATGGCATCTTACCATCCGAGGGTCATTCTTGATCCTGGAAACGAAAAGTTCGGGAAGTTTGAATTTGTTCCATCCGATGAACAAATACCGGATGTGATTACAAAGCACAAAGAGGAATTCGAGGCTATTCGAAAGAGGGAGGTTTGTTATGTCTAATCCGTATACGGTAAAGATCGGGTCTATTGTGGATGATGGGACGAACATCTTTGTTGATCTGAGCATCTGCGATGGTCAGCATACGTTTCCTACAGTAACGCCTTTTTTCGCGCATGGCACGACAGCGGCGACGATCCAGGCTTATGCACAGGTGATTGCAAACAACCAACCAACTCTTGATGGATCTTTAGGAGCGTTGGTCAACACGGTTATTAAAGGAGCTTAAAATGAAAAAGGTACTTGGGTCGCTTTTAACAATCTTCATTCTGTTTGAAGGGATTGCGTTCTTAGGAGCTTCGACTTATCAGCCAACGAGTTTTGGGTATATAAACTTCTCTTACGATACGATGACGGTTACTGACATCAACAATTCAACGGCTCCTACGATTGGATATCCAGTCTGGTGCTACAACTGCGTTGCAAATGGTGGATCAGGAACAGAATGCATTTCCACGGGATCAGTGAATTCTAATTCATTCATTCTATCGACTGGGACGGTATGTAAATAATGGCTAAAAAAGATCCGCTAATCTCATTTGTCATCCCGATATACAAAACGGCTCCCGACGTTCTGGAACGGTGTTTGAAAACACTTCGGGATATGTCTTATAGGCGCATTGAGATCATTACTGTCTTTGACGGGCCACCGGAACTCGAACTCTTGGAGATCGTCAGGAAGTACACATCTCCTGAAAAGATCCTTGAGATCGAGCATGGTGGGGCTCCAAAAGCCAGAAATGCTGGGGCCAAGTTGACGATTGGCGAATACTTGTCTTTTTGGGATTCTGATTGTTATGCCAAACCGGAGATGGCGAAACGATGGATTGAGGAATTCCAATCGACGGATGCGGATTTCGTTTATTCCGGATACGAATTCAAGGACCATTCCAATGGGATATCGGGGTATCCTTTTGATCCGTACCTTTTGACATGCAACAACTTCATCGCCACGAGTTTCCCCATGAAGCGAGAACTGTTTCCAGGATTCGATGAATCGCTTATTGGAGCCCAGGACTGGGACATGTGGTTGACGATTGTCAAAAATGGAGGAAAGGGATCGTTCATTGAAGGATTCGGATACATCACGGAACCGCCCAATCCAGATTCCATTACAGGGAAAGCGTGGAATCCAGAAAACTTCCGAAGTACGCATTGGAAAGTTCGTGATAAGCATGGCATTCCACATCGGGAGATCGTAGTAGGGTCTGCCATGGAACGAATGAAGGGTCTGCACATTGCCAAGATGCTCAATGCCGACTTCTCTCAGTTCCTAGACTTCCGCGTGGATGACTATAAGTTGGCCTTTAATTTGGGGTTTGGCGAGAGCATTTGGTTTGACGGCGCTCCGAAAGATTGTGTTCGTGTCCAATACTGGATGCCGTGGGACATTGCGGGGCTTGAGAACTACGGGTTCTTGAAGTCTGTTGGTATGCTCGAAAGGATGAAGGGGTGTGTCGACCATCATTTCGTGAACGAGTTGGTTTCGCAGAGGCGTCTTGGCAAACTATTTGAGTTTGTTGGGATGAAACCTCCAGAGATTGTTCCGCTTCCGAGCGAAGTAATTGACGCTGAAACGAAGTTGCCTGACACCTACCGTGTTCTTCTGGACATTGATGAGTCTTACTTACCGATCTTCAAGACGATAAAACAGGACTTGCCTTACATTCAGATTGATGATTTGAATTTCAAGACGAACCCGATAGCCGACATTTCAAAGTATTCGTTATTGGTTTCTTTCCAGGCTCATCCGACGGTAAATGAAGGGATCAGGCGGTTTTTAATCAATGGCCGCAACATCATCTCAAATGTGGAAGCTCTCTACTGCGGAAACTTCAATATGAACATCGGGATGAAGGACTTCAAGCAGGCCCTGATCCGAAGCATTCGTGATGGTCGGTACTTGAAGTTCAACAAAGAGGCGCAGGATTACTACGTCAAGCAGGTTGATCCGAAAGCGTTTGAAGCGAAATTGAGAAGTCTCATGCCAACAAGAGTGGGTGTTCTATGAAACTGAGAGCGAGTTTTGTTATTCCCGCCTATAACGCTGATGCATATTTAGCGCAGACGATTCTTTCCTGTCGGGCGCAGAGCGTCAAAGAGATCGAGATTCTTGTTGTTGATAACGGATCGACGGATGGAACAAGGGAATTGATTCAATGGCATTGCGAACACGATCCCAGGGTCAAGATGCTTCATTCACCTATTCCAAAGAACCGTTCGGCGGCGCGAAACCATGGGAATTCCATGGCTCAGTCGCCGTATATCTTTGTCCTTGATTCGGATGATCAGGCGACGAAGAACCGCGTTCGGGATACCTTGATTCTTTTTCAGATGAAGAATCCCGATGTCGTCTATGGTCCTTGTCATGTTATAGATGAGAATGACAATGTGATTGGGAACCATCCAGCCGGTCCGTTCAATAAGGAACTGTCAATCAAGAAGAAAGAGAATTACATCGTTCATTCCACGATGGCGTATCGGAAGGGTGTTGCTGTCAATGTTCTTTACGACGAAGGTGATTATTCGTGTCTTGGATTGGATGACTGGAAGTTCCAATGGGACTGTTTTACGAAAGGGTACAAGTTCGGTTTTACGAAAACACCGCTGACGCGAAACAGGATTTATGCTCTTCGGGAACATGGCGACAATACCATTTTCGGGTCTGAGACGGAAGAAAAGCGAGACAAGAAAGAAGTGGAAAACTTAAAGAATGCCTATCTTAATGGAATCGAAAACCGTTTCCCGACAAAAGTCTAAGACGCTTCGGGTCACGTTCATCTGTACGACGGTCAGCGGTGTATCTTATTACCGCATGGGTGCGTTTGCTTGGGCGATGCGGAAATGGCCTGGAGTGCAGACTCATTTATGGCCCTATTCCAGCCAAGAGACGGTACAGAATCCGTGGCAAGTTGATATGCTGGACGACATTCCCCGCATTCCAGTCAAGTCTTTGCATGAAGTTCTAACCATCCGGCAGTACATTGACTGGCTCTGCGAGACATCGGATGTGGTGGTTTGGCAAGCGTTGGATTTCCCCCATAGTTTCAATCTGTTTAAGGACATGCGAGAACGCCATCAAAAACCGTTCTTGATGGAGATCGACGATTACGTTGCTGACGTTCCGGTATCGAACGAAGCGCATAACGGGTATCGTCCAGGGTCTACGCGTTTCAAGATTGCGATGGAACAAATCAAAATGTCTGACGGTCTGGTTGTTTCTACGCCTTATCTTGCGGAGCAATACAAGGAATTCAACGAACACATCTACGTTATTCCCAACAGCATTGATCTGAAGGAATGGACCAGTAGGCCAAGGAAACGCGGGGACCGGATTCGGATTGGGTGGATTGGGTCTGGGGCTCATTCGGCTGATTTGGAGATGGTTGCTTCCGCCATTATGGATGTGACGCAGAAGTACAAGAACGCCTGGTTTTACTGTATCCACGGTGTTCCTCAAGTGTTTAAGGACATGCCGAAAGTGTACTGGACGCACAAGTGGGCGACGATCAATCTGTATCCACGGCACATGGCTTCGTACTGCTTTGATATCGGGATTGCGCCTCTCGTAGACAACAATTTCAATCGTGGGAAATCGAACCTTCGCTGGCTCGAGTATTCGGCTCTGAAAGTCCCTACTGTTGCATCTCCATTGCCTGATTTCAAACGTGTCATTGAATCTGGAAAGAACGGGTATTTAGCGGATTCTATTGACGAATGGAAAGATCGTCTTTCGGAACTCATTGAGAACGAAGACAACAGAAGGGCCATGGGTGTATCGGCCTACAACACGGTTAAGCGTGACTTTTCCGTTCCTAAGACGGCACGGACATATCTTCAACTTTTGCGGGAGGTAGCTTCATGAGCAACCCTTATCCTGAGACTCTGAGCGATCTTCAAGTCCTGATTTCCGATCACTTGAACGATCCAAGCAACTCTCGATACTCGTTGACAGAAATCAACCAGCATCTTGATATTGCCCAAGACCATTGGAACCGGGAAGTCCGTATTTGCCGTA